CCTAGATGCAGTTGGTGCATTTGATATAATAGTAGCTCGTGTTGCCGTAGCATTGGATGCATCTGCATCCCATTCAAATACAGATCCATTAACTATTAATGCAACTAAAGTACTACCTAAATTATCTAATGACCATAAACCAGGTTCAGCAACTTTATCAGTTGACGCTGCTGCTTGACCCCAAGCTGCATAGTCACTGGTATTAGTAACTGTTGCACCATCAGAATGAGCAGCTCTAGTTGTTCCTCTAACTGCTCTTGTAATTCCAGTTAAAGTTGTACTTCCAGAAACTCCTGTATAAGAAATTTCTTCTGTGCCAACTTGAATATAGTTTGTACCTGTAGTTGGAAACCCTGTGACAGAATCTAAAACAATACTTGTTCCTGATCCACCAGTTCCATAAGCATCGTCTCCTAAAGCTCCATCTAAAGTATTGGTTTGAGGGTTAGTAACTGTACCACCCCATTGAGATATACCAAAACCATATACGCCAACCTGTTCAGCTGGACCTACGTGGTAGTATCTATAATAAGTAATTCCGCCTGATTCGCTAGCACCCGATCCTGATTCTGTAGATTCTGCTTCAATTGTAAGTGTAGTTGTAGTAGGTACAGAAGCTACCATAAATTTTTTATCACAAAAATCAGATGCGCCAAAATTTGAATTAGTAATAGAACTAAATGTAGAGGAATCTCCAAATAAAATAATGTCCCCTGCTACAAAGTTATGTGCTGATGAAAAAGTTAAGGTAACGGTTGCATCCCCATTAGTGGTGCTAAAAGCATTAGTAATAGCTGTGCCCGATGGATTAGTTAGAGGATGAATATCATAATAAACTCCTCCAGAATAAACATATAAAATTCTATTTGTACCTAGAACAGCATATTTAATACCTTCTTTATTCACCATATGATGAATAGCACGTGTTGGACCTGTTAATTTTTTATCTCCTAGTGATTTCCAACCACCTACTTTTTCGGGTGTGCCATATCTAAAACGAACATTTTCTCCTTCTGTCCATTGAGCTTCTGCTCCTGTAGGAGTAATTTGTTTATTAAATCCTGGTAAAAATCCTATCTTTTGTAGCATATAAAAACCTGTTTATTGAGTGTTATATTAGATTATTGGGTAATTCAATCTATTTTTTATTTGGTGTCACCTTAAAACCTTTAAATGAAGGTGGTAAACCTATAAAAGGTCTTGTATCAAATTGATTCTTTTTAGCGTTTTTAGAATTAGCTTTATTGTAATGTAAAAAAACTTGACCACAGTCTTTACCGGTAAATTCTTCTCGCCAATGTTCTAAATCACATCCAGAATAAATTAACATATCACCTGGATCTAATTTAATTTCTACACCAGCTTGACCTTCTTTACCCGTTGGATCTAAATAGATTGGCCATGTGTCACCACCTAAATTTAAAGTAGTTGATATTTCACAACTAAATCTATCTTTATGTCTAACAAGTACATCACCTTTTTTATAAATTCTAGCGTAAGAATATGTTTCAGATAATTTTAAACCGGTATGTTTTTCCATTACAGGTTTAACTTCTTGTAATAAAGTTTCCATTGCTGTGTCTGCATAATGAGAGTATGTATTAGGAATTTGCCTATCGTTCCATACTCCCCAGTATTCTGTAAAGGGAGAAATATATTTAGAATCAAATAATATCCTTGCAACCTTTCTTTTATTTAAGAAATACTTATACACAAAACTTGCTAATTCTTTTGATATGGCATTTCTTAAAATAGTGTATTTATTTTTTTTAAATGACATTTATATAACTGTCTCCATTTCCTATTTCTCCTATTGGTATTAAATTAAATGCTAACGAATGTCTAGTGGTATTTGAATTATTTTTTAAAATTTTATGATGAACTTCGCTTGGAAATAATATTAAAAGACCGTCTTGTGGTTGGAAAGTGTATTCTGTTGAATTATAAATATTATATTTAAAAGAATCTAATTTATATCTAGAGTCATTAAAATTTTGAAAACTTATATTTCCAGAACTTTTATTTGTTTGTATATATAGAATACCACTAAACATTGAATTACTATGATTGTGGTAATTAGAACTTTGATTTTTTTCACTTTTGGTAAACCAAGACGTAGTTATTTTAAATTTATTTGAGTAGTGTAAAATATCATAACTGTATTTGTAAAATTCTTTCATTAATATATTTTTTAAATACATTAATTTTTTTTGATCTAACACAGAAAAACTTTTTGAAACCCCTGTTATATTGTCAACATCAATTCCTTTTATTTTTGAACCAGCTTTTTCAAAATCATTATTCATTAATGATACAATTTTTTTAATATTAATTTTTAATTGTTCTTTGTAAATAGGTTTAGAAAATAAAGGTATAATTTCCATTAATTTTTATCTTTCTTTATAAAGTTATACCATCCGGTTATAATACATTTTTCATGTTTATTACTAATTTCTCCTTTGTGAGTATGGGTCCAATCAACTGGCCAAATAGTAGTAAGTCCTTTTTTAGCTGGTAGTTTTAAATTTTGATATTTAAAAAAAGTTCCACCATCAGGCACGTCGTTTAAATAAGTCATAAAAACTAATATTCTATTTGACTCTATTAAACCTGTTCTTTCACAATGCCATTTTCCAAAGCCTCCTCCTACAGGATACTGTTGAATATTATATCCTGAAGGGGCTATGTTAAATCTTTCTAATTGATTTGCTACTTCTGGAAATTTTTCTTGGTATTTTTCTAAACATTTTTGCAATTCATTTTTATATTTATTTAAAGGATAATTTTCATTGTCTGTAGAAATTGTTATTTCTAATGAATTTTTTATTTTTTTATCAAAAACTACTTTATCTTTATAGCCTGTAACTCCTTGTTGTTTAAAAACATCAGGAGTTTTTTTAAAACTATTAAAAATTTCATCACAAATTTTAGTATCTATATACCAACCACCTATAAAATGTTTTTTATTTATTTTATATTCTTTCATTTAAAAGGCCAACCTAAGTTCCAAATAACCAAACTATATCTTGTTCCTTTTTTTACAGGACATACCCTATGCCAAACAAATCCAGGAAATACAACCAAAGATCCTTTGGGTAATATCTCCGTACACTTTCTAATGTTAGGTTTTTTATCTGGGTCCTTGTTTCTAAAATCAAATTCTAATTCACCTCCTTTATATTCTTTAGGATCAGATAGAGATATAGTCGCAGATAATTTTCTAACTTTACCATGATCCTTTGCATTAGGGTTTTCTCTTTTATAAGGTTGATCCCATCCATCACAATGCCAATCATAATATTGGCCTTTGTTATATTTTGTAAATTGACAAGATTCAGACCAGTCCCATTGAAAATTCCAACCAGCAGCTTCATTTGCTTTATGAATATAGGGGTGTATTTCTTTATAAATCCATTGGTCACTCATCCAAACAACATCTGAATCTCTTTTCTTTTTCAAATCTTTTATTTGATTTTTACTTAATTTTTTTGGATCTCCATAACCACCGGTAGTAGCCATTCCATCTTGTAAAGATTTTCCGTAACGAACAATATCATCACAAATTCTTTTAGGTATAGCTGATTGAAAGTAGTAGTAATAATTAGTTAGATTCATATGTCTTTATATGAAATCTTATACTATAAATAAATATTAAAGTAAATAGTATTTAAACAGCGTCCCAACTTAAAGTTGAGGTATTCCAATTATACGAATTATCTTCTAAATCTACTGCAACCCATCTTTGATTGTCTTCATCCCAAGTAATTCCTTTATTATCTTTATCTGTTGGATAAGCTACTGGTGCTTGCCAATCATCATTAGCATCTAATGTCCATGATGCGTGAGGTTGTTGCGCAAGAAATTTATCTTTTGATTCATCATAAACCATGCCTATACCTGCATACCTCTTTCTAAAATTATGATTATAAGAAGTTTGTTTCCAAGTTCCACCTTTAAAAAATTTTTGACACCATGTTTCACCATCAACGTGCATATCATTTTCTCCTAAAGGTCCATTGGATGTTTCAATATCGTTTCCAGCTTTAATTACACTTTCTACTATCCAATGAGTATCATTTGTAATACCTGTAGGATCTGTTTTTTGTACTATTTTTGCAAAATATGCCATATTTAACTTACCGTAAATGTTCCTGTTACATTAAATGTAGCTACATTATCTCCATTAGGAGCAGTTGATGTTCCATTTGTACCTGGTGCTACTGAAATGTTTGTT